ACTTATTTTCTACTGCTATAAATAAAGAAATAAAGGGCTCGGAGGCTGAAAGGTTATCACAAATAGCTAAAAAAGGATGGTAATTATTTAATACATAATATCTTGCTTACCTTTCAAAAGAAGCGAAAATATAACCCCCTCAATTCGAGGGGGTTATTTCATTCCTACCGTTCTTTCTTCGGCCGGCGCCTAAAGATGTCGCCAACTTCCGGCTCCATACCATTGAACAAGATATCATATCCGTTAAAGAATAATTTATTTAACTGTGCAGGCACGCCTAATGCTGTTCCGACAAAAGTCGCAGTAGGTTCAATCAATTCATCATAATCTGCTTTTTCCTGATAAACCTTTTGCACCTTACCGGCCGCACGTTCCATTTGCTCTATCGTGCCTTGCACTGCAGTCATTCTATAGCCGTAGGTCTGCATACCTAAAGCTCTGCTCCAGATAGCATTACCAACCTGCCCAACTGGTCCGGCTAAGCTCATAGGGTAAGTAAGTAATTCTTTTGATATTTTTTTATATTCGTCCTTATCTTCTTCAAATGGATCTTCGGCTGACAGCATCAAGTTTATAAAAGCAAACATTATAAACTTGGCCCCCACAAACGAAATAAGACGCATTATGTCTTTTTCTTTCAAGAAGATATTATACTCTCTTGCCCATTGGTTATACTGTGTGTTAAAGAAGCCCTGGAAAGTAGTAAACAGTTTAAGCATAGGCCCACCACGTAAAAGCGGTGCAACCTCTGTAACTCTGCTACTGCCAAGTGTACGTCTAATAACCGTATTGGCAAAATCCACAGCTTCAGCTTCGCCTGCACCAGCCCTGATTTTCTTGCCATACGCCTGCATCCATACCGGAATAGCCGAAAGATTATCCGTAGCAACCAGTAACCTTGTGCCAAATTCAACAGCTTTCTTTTCTATAGGGTTCAGGTTTTCCATTTCTTTCATATCCCGCAGGGAAATATCAGGAAGCACAGACCTTTCTTTCATCCAAGGAGATTTACTATAAACAAATTCCTTAGCCGATTTATACCCCTCTGCAAGTTGCATATTCATACTGTAATTACTAACAGCAGCAACGACATCACTATATCCAAAACCATCTACAGCATTCCCATAAAGCAAAGGGTTACCCAAGTTCTGAACGGCAGTTTTAAGATTAAGCATAATAGCAGCATTTACAGTACGAGCTCGCAGCCAGTTAGCAACGCTGCCCATCCAACTTTCGCCGACAGAACCGCTGTTAGTACCTTGAGGATTTGCCGCACGTTCAAGATATTCTTTAAAGGCAGCGAAATCGGCCAGCCCTAACTTTTCTTTTATCAGCGTATACATTTCCTGATCGTTCATAATTTTGCGGAAATCGCCCATAACTTCACGGAAACACAGATCATGTATTGCATCCATAGCAACATTAAACTCTGCTCCACGCTTTAGATTAACAGGATATTTAGCCTTAACACGCTCTTTCAAATGTCCTCTTCTGGTACTCATCGTTCTAATATTGCGTCCTTGTCTGGGGTCAGTATCAGAAATAACTTCTTGACCAGCATGTTTAGAACCAGTATCACCATCACGCATAAGTGGGAAATAACCGCCACGCATAACAACAGTCTTGCCGTCTGCTAGCGTCAACTCTACAGGAGACGCTTCAACTTTTTTAGGACTAAATCCTGTCCAACGAGTTTCAAGTGCTTCCATTTCAGACCAGTACAGCTCTGCAATGTCTATCTTAGCCTGTGCATATTTTATATCCGCTTCAGCAAGATTGCGCCCTAAGAAGTCAAGCAAATTGATTTTAGTCTGTACGATATCGCCATCTACCCACAAGGCAGAATTTTCAAAACCTACTGGTCTAGTGCTGCACAATACTCTGGCACTGCTCTCGTTACCTAAATTCATAAGCATTTTTACTAAAACATGCTTATCTACGGAAGTACCTAACTCGTCATATTTCTCCTGATAATCGGCCGCCTTTTCTGCAGCTTTATCCGGCAGCCACTCCCTGTAAGCCTGCGCTGTTTTTTCTTCATATTCTAAAATTTTTCTTGTTTCATTATCGGCTGCTTCACGAATAGCGGCGCCAAAATGTTTGCTGAAAAATCCATACTGCCAATCGTCCATCATTTCAAAAAGATTATCCGTACTACGTAAAGACGCTTTTAGCTTCTCCGTTACTTTAGGCTGCTGCGTTACGCCAACCTGCGGCTTCCAGATAGTTTTCAGTTTATTAAGTTTTTCCTGTGCTTCAACTTTAAATTCAGCATAGGTAACGCCTTTCTGTAAGGCATTGATATTCATTTCCTGTTTAGCAATAGCTTTGATATTTTTAAGTGCATTTACTACATCTTCAAGTTGGCTTGCAGTCATGCGTTCCCGGGGGTTTGTAATGCTAACATCCTCATCCATTATCCAATCGGCAACTGCAACATTATCATAAAGATCGTCCATATCATTCAGATATTCTGATAAAGTTTCTGTTTTCTCAAACCCAGAATAATCTTTACGTTTATAGCCAAATCTTTCCATAATTGCTGCGGCTTGGATGAAATTTCTTTCATTACCCCAAGTTTCCTTTTTGGCTTTTGCCTGCTTTCTGAAATAGTTCTGCCACTTAACATACTGATTACGCAATCTTACACTTTCAACAACACAAGCGTGATTAAATGCCTGGACATTTTTATACCGGACCGCAGTAGAATAATCATCATTTTCCAACGCTACAGCAGCTTTTGCTGCAGCATTTCTTTCTGCAGTAATATACTTTTGAGTATTCAAAGCCTCCTTTAATTTTACTCTATTCTGCAGGTCCATCTGCGCTTGGATTTTAGCTGTTTGTCTACGTGCAACAGCAAGCTTTCTAAGTGTTTCAGCATCACGCTGTCCTTTTAATAAGCCCTGCGCTTTATCCTCAATAAGCTGCGCTTCAGTGTTTATCAAAAGACCGCTCTCGTCATTATACATAGCGTCACGCGCAGCCTCCCCAGCAAGCCCACGCTCTTTATAAATATCAGGGAAAGCATCCTGTACCATTTCATCAATATGCCTATTAACAGCACCAGTAAAAGACGGTTCAGACATAATAGTTTTTGCCAGCTCGTCACCAGAAGTAAAACCATTAGCTTCAGCAATCATATCAAAAGTTGCCATTTTACTTTCATCAAAATTGCCTTCTAAATATCTATTAGCTACGCCTTTAGCTGTTTTCAAATCAGATGCAATATCAAGTATCTGCTCCGAAGCCATATATAACGGCTGTTTTGCAATCGCTTCTTTGACCTGCGGCTCTACATCTTCACGATATTTTTGAATTCGGTCTTTACGCTCCTGATTGAAATTAACAAGACTTTCTTTTGTTAACATCTGCACTGCCTTATCGTGAGCTTTAGTAGCAAAATTGCGTAACATTTGCTTACGTGGTTCAGAAAGCGCATCTAATACAACATCTGGCAACGCAGAAAAATAACCGTCAATACGCTCCATTTCTGATATTTGCTCTTCACTTGCCAGCATCCTGTCAAAAACCTGCCTTACTTCATCGTTGATTGGAACAGCATTTTTACTGCGCTTATCCGAAAAAACGGCGTTATAAACAGCAAGCAGCCATTTTTTGAACCTGTTAAATACCGGCTGCAGCTCTTTTGAGGGCGCCTTGCCTTCAAGCATATAAGTTTCTGCGGCCTCTGCCCAGCGTTCATGTGCTGCTGTTTTTGCTTCCTGCGACAAGTTATCCCAGTCTTTAGTTACACCTGCATAATCAAGCATAGTCTGACGGTCTTTTTTCATCTGCTCTGTAGCATTAGGGAGTGCCCCTTCACGCATGAGGTTCTCAATAAAGTAGTGGCCTACAGCTTCATGAATAACAGTACTCATATCAGCACCTTCAAACAGGCTGATAATTGCTTTGCCTTCTTCGTCCCAGGTGATAGAACCTTTCTTATCGTTATTAACTTTTTGATTATAACTGTTGATTATTTTTATTGCCTGATCGTCAAAAATTACATATGATTCTCCATCTACCATTCCAACATATTTAATGCCTTTTATCCCTAATTTATTTAAATGTTCAGATGCTGCTCTGGCTGGATTTTCCGCCCCCCTCCTTTTCATTTCAAACATTAATTCTTTATAAAAGCTTCTGCCGCTATTCGCACTCCCACCAATTCTTTCTAATTCAGCTTTAATAATCTCGCGTACTTTAGGCGGTTGCTTTTCAATAGATTTATTTTCATCAAGTAATACATCATTTTCAGGGATTTCAACCTCAACTAGAGAGCCTTCGCCAGTATATGTATCACGGCGTCCTTTCAATCTATCCCTATACCGTTTAGCAGTATTTTTGCTGAAAGCAAAATACAAACCCCATCCATGGGCCTGTATACCTGTTCCTGTACCAACAGATCCCAAATCAAATTTTTCAAATTTATGTGGGCTTCCGTGAAAAGCGGTCTGGTAGTATCCCTGCATTTCTTCACGTCTCTTGCGTAGCGCATTTTCATCTGGTATACTATTATTAAGAAGACTGTCAAGGTCGGTTATTCTGCTAGCGGAATCGCTGCTAGGAGAAGGTAGCCACTTGGCAGTCTTTTCTTTATTTACATATGATACTCTACCTTTTTTTAGATTGTGTTCTATAAACCAGTTATAATCTGTACCACTTTCTCCACCTTTACCATAAGCACTCGCAATCGCATTAACTTTATACCAACTACGTTCTACGTCAAGTTCTAAAGGAACAATAATAGTAGACCCCTGCTTATCCTTTAAATCAAGCACTACAATCTTACGACCGGCATAAGAATCCAATATCATCATTGGATCGGCCATTGCACGAGGAATTTGTTTCAACAGTTCTGGTGTCATACCGTCAGAATGTCCATCAAATATATGTTTTATTTTGCTGCCATCAATAGTTACAGGCAAAATTTTACCGCCTGCAAGTCCCAATGCAAGCGGTGTTGTCATAACATTATAGGTTTTGGTATCGTTTATTTTTCCCGCAGTATACTCATCTACAATGCCGGCAAAATTATTTTCATCCTCAAGCAATTTTTCGTTAGCACTTTTAGTTTGCATATACCGACCGCCAGGAGTGCTGACTACACGCTTGAAGCTTACAGGGTGATCTCTGAAATATTGCATAGGATCATCAGGATTAGCGATCATTGCGCGACTTGTTAAAATAGCCAGGACATCACCAGTTTCTTTTTGATTTAGTCCCGCTTCAGTCAATTCATTTCTAAAAGTATCAACTGTAGTTCTAAATTCCTCGTCGTTCTCCAACGCTTTTTTATAAGCGCTTTGGAGAGCTTTTTTATTTCTTGCACGTTCTTCTGTATATCCGCCCTGCTCAAATGCTACGCTATTACTTACAGCCTGAAAAAAGCCAGGATTTTGAGCCTCTGCTGCGCAATACGTACCCATTGGCATTTCAATATCCTCACCACGAACGGCAGCTGCCTGCAATTCAGAAGCCTCTATCCCGAAAGTATCTTTTACGTCCAGATTAGGATTCGCCTGTGCGTATGTAAAAAGGGTTTCAGCATCTACATAAGCCTTTTCTTCAGTGGTTTGATTCAACACTAATTTACTGGCAGTGATATCTACATCCTTACTGTTTTTCATTGCTTCTGCAGTACGCACTGCCTGTTCCTGAATCGCACGGTTAGCATTACGATCTACAGCAACACTAACAGAGCCGCCAAGCCCACCGAATACTGCTCCTATAGCACCAGAATAAGCGCCTCTTTTAGTAATCTCACCAAACTCCTGATAAAATTTAAGTATTTGCTCCTGAGTAGAAAGATTCTCATTTTTAGCCCATATTTCAGCAGCCGCATCCGGGTATTCTTGAATCCATTCAGTAATACCTTCTGTCAATGCAGTTTTAAAAACCTCTTTAGCCTTCCCACCCATAGTTGCTATTTTAGCGGCTCTTGCTCCTGCTCCCATAACTTTGCCCAAACCAACTTTTTCAAGAGCAGACTGCGCAACAGCATTTAACGACGCCGCAGCTCTGGCTCTGTCATTAGATACACCAACTTCAGTAAGGTCTAAATATTGACCGCCTGCAATCTGGCTACCCATAAAAGCCGCCGCACTCCAACCGCCAGTGCTAATTGCTACGCCGACCTGTGCTGCTAATTGTGGCGCATTCTGCAGTAAATCGTAATAAAACTGCCCTGCTGCAGTCTCTGCCTTTACTTCTTCTGGCTGAAATATCTCACTGCCACCAATGCGTTTAGCTTCTGTGCCAATAGTTTTTAATTTTTCACCGCCAACAGCATACAAAAGCCGTCCTATCGTATCTGCACTAAACACTTTAGATTCCGTAGTCAGTTCAACATCTTTTTTGTCTGCTCCTAAATCAGCCAAGAGCGCAACTGCACCATAACCACTACGAGCAACATTCTTAAAGCCATTTTTCAGTGCTGTAATGCTTTTCCAGTTATTCTCTTGTTCGCCCCAAAATTCTGCAGCTTTAGTGCCGGCAATGCTCATAAGCACCGGGTCTTTTAACGCCTCTGCTGTTCTTGGCGCTATCTTCTCATATTTATTCCAGTCGTAATCAAAGTTTTTAGGTAAATAATAATCGGGATTACGAGCGGCCATTTGAAGCGATATATTATTTGCATTAGCCCCTTGTAACGCTTTAGTCTTTAAGTCGTCTGGTATAAACTTTCCTGCTGCTGCTACATCATACAATATAGACCTTGCCATATTATCACTCCTCGTTAATTTCTCCTCTTAATGCTGCTAAGTGACGCTGTTTTATAGCTTCCAGAGTATCACTAAAACTCATTGCCGCTAAACCAGTACGCTCACTGGCTCCCCAATCGCTAAACCATGGAGTGCTTTCATTTTGCTGTACTACTGTTTCACTCTGCTGCGGAATATCCAGCAAATGTGGCGCTGCATCTACACCATCACGAACTGCCATAGCCGCAATTTGTTTATTGAGCTCTTGAGTATCCATTGGACTATTATAAACAGTCGCATATTGAAGCGCCGAAATTTGGTATTTATCGTTCGGATTTATGGATTCAAAGATTGTTTTTGCCTGTCCCAAATCAATATTATTACCGTTCTGAATCTGATATGCATCTATATAAGGATAAAGCTTAGGAGATAGACTGCTCTTTAAGGAACCCCATTCACGTTGTTTGCTATTAAAATTTTTAAAAATGGCTTTATTCTGCAAAATCCCTGGTTTATCCTTTGTCCCATACAATACATCATAGCCTTCCGTGTATCTTGCATCAGGATCAGTTACAATTTCTAATTTATTATCTAAGAAAATTTGAGCTTCTCCTCTTTCCACCGGGTCAGAAAACGCTTCATTGATTATAGTAGCTAACTGTTTATCGATATCCTTATTTCTCGGATCTTGATTTCTAGCAAAAGCAAGCAATCTGCTTCTATCAGCTTCGCCTAAGACTGTTGCGTTTTGATTGATTAAAGATACTGCTTCTGCTGGCGTTACAGTACTATTTGTAATAGCATCCTTGATTTCTTTATAAATACCGCTATTAGATACAGCGGCAGCAGCTTTGCCTTGTATTCCAATCAAATCATCACCGAACTTTAAAAGGTTCATTTCAATATCTGCATCGCCTCCAGAAACACTGTATACAAGACTTTGAAATTCCTTTGGATCAATAACACCAGTCTTAAATTTGTTCCACATTTCTTGTTGTACGCTATCAATAATTCTTTTCTTATGGTTATTTTTTATTGTATTATTATAATTAGCTTGAGTAACATAAGCATTCCATGCTTTTTCTTTATCTTCTATGGATACATTTCTTCCTCTAGGTCTTGCGAAACCAGAAATATTTGCATAATCAAGTGGAATTTCTGCAACTCCATGATCTCCACTTTGTATTACCATTCCAGTCTTTGCATCATATATCCCAACATGATCAACATCATTTGGGTCTTCTCCGTAATGCCAATAAACAATATCACCACTTCGTAATTGAGACTTGTCGGTAAATATCAATCCTGCGCCTTTCATATCTTCAAATTGTGTAGGAGCCCAAGCATTCCCTTCCTTGCCTCCACCTGCAGCAATCCAATTATTACTTCTTATCGTACATGTGTTAGTACCATAATTATTCCCAATATCTTCTCTTGCACTCCGCACAGCGGCTTCACCATCATATCCAAAGTTATCACCATAAATATACTTCCTGGCAGACTCATAATCATCTCCAAAACGTTCATATATATTTAAGCCTGTATAATATTCGTACTCTCTTTCTTTTCTGGCATGCGCAATTCTAGAATAAGAAAGTCTTGTTTCCGCAGGCATAAAGGCACCCCATTTTTCAATAATCGCACCAGCTCTGTCAATATCATCATTCGCTAAAGCAGTTCCAACAAGTGCGGCCATTTTAGGTGATAATAATCTTTTTGCTTCACTTTTTATAAATTCAGGATCTTGCCCCGCATATCTATCCATTAAAATAGTTATACTTTTATCAAATTCTGATTTTATTAACTCATCATTATCATAATTTTGCATTGCAAAATTAAAATTTTCATCAATATTATTTGATAATGCCAAGTCTTTGTTAGCCTCAACCTGTTTATATTCATGTTGGCCAACTAACATAAATCTTTTCTGTGCATCGTTATTAGCCCAATTATTAAAAACACTAGAAGTCTTATTCAAACTGAATTTATATTTCTCCATTATCTCCTGTCTTATTTTTTGTTCTTCATTCTGAAATTTCCCCGCTATCCCCTCTGCATTAGAATATTGAGCATGCATTAAACCATCTTTCGGGTTATATAATAAATTAGAAATACGTTTATCATATTCAGCATCAGCTTCTACAACTTTAGATTGCTCAACACTTTTGATAAATTTATTATAAGCTTCATTTGCAGCCCCCAATCCTCTACCAATAGCCTCATACCCAGCGCCATTCCCGCCGTAGCCGTTTAAATCGCCTGGTCTTTGTACTTGCCCCTGTATTGTATTTGGATTTACTTGCTCTGCATATTGACTAAATTTCATTCTGTTTGTACCTCCTTTGGGGTATAGAAAAAGCGCTTTAACAAATTGTTAAGCGCTTAAAGGTGTGTTATAATGTTGTCCGAGATAGTTTGACGGTGTTGGTCTTATCAGTCCGTAACGGATTGGTGGTGATACTATGAGTGTATATCAAGCATTATCCTTAATGATAGCGTTTGGTGTCCTCGTGGCTACCATTATTCTTGCTGTAAAATAGCAAGAAAATAAGCCCTGCACAAGGGTTAGCTGGCGGGCTCGTTTTCAAGTACTATTTGTTACAAGATGAGCCGACGCTACTACCCGTCAAGCTATCTCTTTTCGTTTATTATATAATACATTTCATATCAATGCAAGTTAAAATGAACTACCATAGTATAGCCCATATTTTTTGGGATTATAATTTCCAAAGGTCAGATTACCGCTGTTACCCCAACCATAACCATTACCACCTCTGCCATAAGATTGGGCTGCTCCGCCAGTTTTCCCGCTCCCGCCAAAATTGTTATATACGCTGAAAATGTTCGCAGCCGTTCCAAGAATAGTACCCATATTCTGTTGCTTAGCCTGCTGTTTAACATTGTAAGCAGAAGCTCTTGCCGCATTAGCCTGATTTTTATAATTCACTACACCAAGATAATTGCTCCACTGGTCGTTGCGCTGATTACCTAAAAGCTGATTACTGTCTTTTCTATATGCTCTAAAACTCGAATCACTAAGGTCAAGAGCTGTACCCATATCACCGCTGATACCGGCAGCACCAAATGCGGCCGCCTGCTGACCTGCCGCAATACGGCGTCTATCATTGAGCTTTTGTTGTTCATAAGCATATTGCTCTGCTATCTGTTCACCACGCTTTGCCTGAATATCAGCATTTTGTTCTGCAGCCTGTGCCTGCGCATCATAATACGCCTGCTGTGCCTTAGCCTGCTGATTTGTAGACGAGATGGCAGATACACCTTGTAATGCTGTAAGCCCTATACCTAATGTCATTAGATCTATACACATTATATACTCCCCTCCTCAATTACGAACGGAAAAAACTCTTTTCCGTTCTTTTTTATTTTTATCGGCGCCAGGAACATTGCCCCAAGTCTAGCAAGCCACCGTATCGAAGCAGAATTGCCACTATAAACATAATTATAAAGCCGTCCATATTCTTGCACCCATTTCTTGATTAGAAGCCTTGCAGCGCAAATAAGTAGCTCTTTTTTGAAACAGCTTATCCTTTTTGTCCCCAACATCCAAATTTCTTTGCCCGGAACACTGGAAACAGCAGCTAACCCTACAATACAAAGAATATTATCTTTCATATCCCTGTAAATATAACAATGTTCTGCATTTTCAATACTACCGGCAATCAGCATTACTGCATCTTCATCGTATGCTTCTAATTCCTGCCTGTCGCTGTCCCGCAAATCTTTCAGCAACGCTGCAGCAATCTCTATTGCATTATCGACATCCGCTACTTCAACCTTGTATTTTTTAGCCACCAAATGTCACCTGCCTTGTTACGCTTAATAAATTAAATGGGTACGGCTCACTGCTTGTAATGCACAGCCTTCCGTCTCGATCAAACCCTCCTGTCGGCGGAGTAGCCTTTTTATCTCCACTATACAATTTCATATTTTCAGTCATACTAAATTCATCATAGGCGATAGCATCCTGATTCCCAAATTCGGTGCCAACTTCACCGCCAAGAGTATTCTCAACTCGTAAAATCGCTTCTGAGACCTGTTTAAATCTTCCCTGCATAGTTCCGTCCTGTAACTGGACTTCAATGTTTGGAAGCTCGATATTCATAGTATATGGTAATCCTGCAACTGCACGTTTAATTTGTATCGGCAATTTAACAGTGCCATCATCCTGCACCGTATAATTTCTCAATACACGTCCATCTCCCAACACAGAAATTGTATTACCGGCAAGATGACCAAGTCCTGTTAAAGTATCTGTTGCTTCCTCCATATCGTATTTTTTAGCACAGTCCAGCATTACATAATCATTCGGATTGTCACCATCATAATTATTATCAAAGCGTTCAATATAGCGAACCGTCTCTCCATTTACCACACGTTTTACAACAGCGTAGATACTATCTTCGTCCCCTTCTGGAATATTCACGACAGCTTCAAATTCGCCGTCAGTAATGATCCTGGACCATGCGTATACTTCCTGCTCTCTTATATAAGACAGGCAAGCGATCGTGCCATCACTACGCACGAAATAAATTATACTGTCCGGCTCCTGCTTATAAGCTGAATCGGTAATAGAAAGCCCCTTTATAATTTGCCCTGCCAGTATTGTTAATTCCATGCCACCATAACTGTCTGTTTCAAAGCTGTAGCCCATATCACGAACTGTCGAACCACGTCCCTGTACAAATACAATCCTATTGCCGATTGTAAGTGGCTCGCAATTACTGCAGCCTCTCGTAGTTTGCATTTTGGGTGTGATATTTGTTGGTGTTACAACCTCGCTTCCAGAAACGATCCATTCGTTCCCTTGTGTTAAGACAAGAAGGTCAACAGATGGGATCAAATGTAAAATATCAAACTGTTTTCTACTGATAAATGATGCAGCAATAGCACTGTCGTCCGTTATCGTCCCACTAACCTTCTCCACGCCAAAATTAGGATAATCCCCGCTTTTTGACATCCAAACCATATAAGGCCTTTTGTTATTTCCACCAAAACAAAGTCTGTCTTGAAAAAAGCATACTGTTTTTGGATAGCCGAAATTGCTGTCCCATGCTCCGAAAGCATAAGTAGTTGTACTTTCGGTAGACCCAAACGGCTCATTTACCATTGCCTTAATATTATATTCATCGATATAGCTAATTATTTTTGCTGTACCATCTTTAGTATAAGGAAGAGCGGTTAGTGTTACAGTCAAATCACCGCTCGTTATAGACGCCTCTATTCTCAAATAGGTAGTGTCTGTTACTGTCCCGCTTTCAGTAGGATTAAAATTGTTTGTGCTTGAATATTTACGGTATTCTTTCCATGTAGTACCATCTTCACTTTTTTGTATTTGGAAACTTCCGGTCCAGGAACCGCCAGAAATAACTTTCCAACTTTCTCCCACTACAACAGCGCCAGTAGTTCCAGTAGCATTGTCCTTCAAATTCAATTCTACTGAAAAAGATTCTACCTCGTGCGTCAGCCTGATGTTACCATCAATCAGCCCTTCGTTGAAAATCGGTCTATTGCTTGTAATGGTTACAGTACCTGTTGTGCTGGACGGCGTAACCTTTGGATTATCCTGAAACGCTATAGTAACCCAGCCGTTAGAGCCATCTGTTCCGGAAAGGTTATTTTCATCATAAGCAACACCTTTCTTCCCACCAATGCCACCATTACCATAGTTGGTTCCGTCGCTTCCGTTCTTTGCACCATGTTCTTCCGAATACGCTGCAGTAGCCCCACCACCACCTTGAGCTACCCAACCAAAAGCGCTGCTGCTTCCACCGTTGCCACCAGCATTACCGTAACCAGCTCCATAATGCACAGCACCACCTTTGCCACCAGCTCCCACAGTTACAGGGAAACTATCACCTTCGGTCAAATCCATCTCAAAACTGTAAAAACCACCACGACCACCTGTGCCACCTGAACTTTGCTTATCACTTGCTTTTCTGGCTACACCACTGCCGCCACCGCCGCCACCAGCTACTTCTATTGTATAACGGCCATCTTTCGGGACTGTATACGTATAATTGCCGGGCGCCGTGTAAACAGCGCTCTCAACCAAATCCATAGTTACCTCATCTTCAAAATAAGCATGAGTAATTTCAAAATCGCCAAACTTCCAATCATCTTCACTATATCTAGCCAGTTGTTTTACCGGATAATTCCCGCTTGTGATATATATAACATCTGCCGACTGAGCAAATCTCAATTTTTCCAAATCAGCTTCTGTAAAAGGCGTTACTATTTCTATCCCTAAATACTTCCCATTTCTGTGGATCCGAATATACTGATCGCCTATTTCAAGCAGATAATTAATATCATCAGTAAAATTAAATCCAGCCAGAATACACCTTTTATCAGCATATTTGGTAGCAATGCAGTAAACCGTACCACTACGACGATACGCAGGTCCATAAGGACGAATATAACAATTTTCAGCAGTCAAAAGAGCATATTGATATTTATCCAAATCGACACGATTAGCAACAGCATTAGATATCTCACCTGCAGTAAATGCAGGCTGCAGTACATAAAAAGGATTCGGTCCGCTTCCTCTAGCCATAATATCACATCCTCGCAGCGAAATAATTGTCAGGGTAATCCAGCTTATCCTGACGTTCAGCTGCTGTGGTATATTTTGCTCTGCTTAATGCAGCCTGTGCCAGCTGATACTGTGTTTGTTGGATAGTTCCATTACCATTTAACTGCAAGCAAATATTAAAGGCCAGCATTCTTGCCAGCGCCTCTGTAAAATACGAGCTAAAAAGTTCTGCATTTTCTGCATCATAAGTATACTCTAAATATGCCTGATATACGTTGCAGCCGATAGCCTGCGTATTATCGCTAACCAAGAACAAATCATACTTGTCCCTCTCTAAACTGCTTACATTTTCTTTTTCATTAAATATGCGCCTTGCACATACACATTTCTCTGGATATGCATACACATACTTCCAATCAGGATTTAAAGCATCCAGTTCTGCAAGCCTGATAATCCTCTTAGCAAATCCCCAACTGTATTCTCGCAATAGTCCTTTTCTGCTATGGTCATAAAACAACTTACACTGCCTTGCAAGTTCGTTATTCTCATCAATAGAAGAAATGCGGCCTTTGGCTAAATAAGCCAAGGCCATATTACAAATGTCTGTATTATTCATCACGGAAACACCTCCATGTTATTTTCCTCTTTATTAAAATAGGGACGCCTTTAAGACGTCCCTAAGTGCTTGTACATAGCCGTCACATGACTATATAGGTGTTATTTAATATTTTCTCTAATAAGCCTGATTAAATCTTGTTTGCTGGCATTTACCGGATATTTAATATCAGCATTATAGAGCTTAACTCTCAATTCATTGGCTGACATATCTTCAAGCCTTCTGCCAGGTATAACCGTCTTGCCGTTACTATATAAAATCATTTAAAATCAACATCCACAGCAAGAGCTGCAACAATTTTAGCAGCCGTTGCATTAGTAGGAGTACTGGATTCACTGGCCTTAATGCGCAGATATTTTTTTACTCCCAAAGGCACCTTAGCTCTCACAGGTGCCTTTTCGTCAAGTGTAAAACTTCCCAGTGCTACAGCCTCGCTGAACTCCTCATCATCAGCAGTCTCCAATGTCAAAGCAACGCTGCCGCTTTCAAGCTTCGGCCCTACATAAAGCCACATCGGATTAATGCTGTCACCGCCACCCATAGCGATAACATCACCGAGAACACCATCAACTAATTCTGCAGCAGGTTTCTCAAAGAAAATATTTTCCTTGTCTAATCTCATTATTCTTCACTCCTTATGCTTCAATTTTAGCTTCGTCTTCACGAATGCAGTCAAGTTTACGCACACGCATGCCATCTACATTTAATACTTTAATGCCATTAGCCAGCGTTTCCATCTCAACATGGACATTATTTTTATCGATCAAGCACAACTTGAACAGCGTATACATGCTGCGAGAGCAGTACATCATAACACTGTCAGGGTTTCTCAGTCGGTCATGGACCCGAATAACATTTTCAATAATCTTCTGTTTTTGAGCAGAAGTTGCAGATGCAAACTGTGCTGCATCAATATTACGAATAGCTCCGACAGCTCTGTAATCGCGAATAGTCAGCCCTACATTCCAGGTCCATTTCGTAATCATTGCTTCAAATTCAGTTCCATCATCTGCCATGGTAGTTTGTTGTCCCAGATCTTCTTTTTTCAGACCAGCGCTGCCATTTTTAGGGAACACGCCAGAACAGGTACGCTCACCCCAGTTTACGAAGTAAATAGAGGTATTCTTAGAACCACCGCCAGCATTAAGAGTAGTATAACCCTCAGCTGTCGGATCATCACCATTGCCAAAATAACGATGTCTGATATCGAATCCGTTAAATTCATCCGGAACCTCGCTAAGTCCGCCATAAATAACATCTTTAGCAATACGGTCGCCAAAGCCAGCTACAAATGCTAAATCTTCACTGTAGCGAAAAGCAGCAGGGTCATTCTGCAAACGCAAAAGCTCTACGTCCATCTTATTACGGTTTTCGTATAAAGTAGTCGTATCGTTGATTTGCTTTACCCCACTCTTTTTATAAGGAACACCGGTATTAATACGGCGGATAGAAGGTTCAGGAACTTTTGTACGCTGAGTAGTCACGATGCCAGTAGGAAGATTTCCTTCCATAAAGGTCATTTCTTCTAAAATTGGATTGGATTGAGATAAGACTTCAATGATATCATCTACATTCCCAGATGGATCGAGTCTACCTCTCCAGTCAGCCAAAGTATAAGCTAGTTGATTTAAAACTGCCATTATTCATTCATCCTCTCTTATTTTAATTTAGTAAAATCTGTTTTGTCATAGAATTTTTCAAGACTATTCCTCTGTGCAACAGGAGCACCAACACCTTTGCCAGGATCGCTTTCCAACAGCCTTCCGAGCATAGAAAAAGCGCGGATAACTTCAATTCTGTTACCTGCGCCTGTTTCGTTTAATGCCTGTCTGATACCCGGAACAGCTTTCTCTACATGTTCCACCGCAAGACCGCAAAGATTGATTGTACTATCAAACTCTGTTCCGAGCTCTTTTTTTGCCGTCTCGCCCCAGTTTTGGATTTCTGCATTTCGCTGTTCGATAACAGCGGTCATAGCAGCTTCTGCAATACCCTTCCCCCACTCACCGCCATACTTAACGATAGCGTTCGCCTGCTCGTTGTTAAGTCCCATATCCTTAATAACCTCTACAAACTTATCGCTTTCTTCCTGGCTGAACTCAAAATCCCCCATAGCGGAAACAGTTTCTTTAAAGTCATAAGCGATCTGTTCAGCGTTTTCCTGAGATTGGGTTTCTGCTTTACCCCCAAGAAGGGTATCCTGAGATTGTGTTTCATGCTGTGTGTCCTCTTGCTGCTCAACTGTTTCTGTGCCCTGCGTGTTATCGTTGGCACTTGTGTTGATTTCATCTTCCATTATTCATCGTCTCCTTCCAATTGTTCGGCAACTATTTTCTGTGCCTTGATTTGAGTATTTATATATTCAAGCTCAGCTTTTTGTTTGAGCTTTACTCCAGTGATACCAAGATTTTGAATATCGTTTAGGATCAATAAACCAACTTTTCGCATGCCCTCGTTATAAAAGGTCTGCGAATTACCAGTGAAGTTATCCGCATTAACTTTTGTTTTGTCCAGCAACCGCATTAAAAACCAGCGTCCGCTTTCGCTATTTAAGATGGTCAGCAGCGCATCTTGATCGCGTTTTTGAAGTTCTCTATAGAAAAACTCCTGCAATTTTGCTTGCCTGCTGTTTTGGTCTGTAATCGACTTATACACCACCTGCACCACCTCCCATACCAAGCCAAGCTGCCATTGCCGGATTTCCGTCATTTGCAGCCTCAGTCATGTTTTTTGCAGCCTGCGCTGCCGGTGCTGCTGCCTGCATAAGAGCCATTGCTTCCTGTGCCTGCTGCTGCTCTTGTAACGCCTGCTGCTCCTGCTCAATGAGCTTTTTAACGTCATCATCACTACGTTGCATAGCGGCAGGAGCGCCAAGCATTTCAAAATATTTGGACAAAGTTCCAATAGGATCAACTTTTTTTAGCACCTCTGGCCAAGCCTGCGCCATCTGCAGCGTAGTAGCAAGAGCCTGCTCAATATTAACAAGCCCACTCATTTTCTGTGCCTGTGCCAGCGGAGAAATATACTCAATTTTGATATCCTCATTACTTATGCGGTCCTGAATTTCAGGCGGTATCGGAGGGAAAGCTCCTGCTCTTTCAAGGATGTTATATATCCTTACAATGATTGGCGTTAGAAACTCATCCTGCAGACGTTCCACCACAGGACCAAGTTGTTGTAATTTTTCCTGTGTGCGCTCCATAACCTCACGTGCTGTCATCTGCCCGTTATCTACACTATCCAGCATCAAGAACAAATCTGCACTATAATGCCTTTTGATTGCATCCTCCGTGCGAATGATCTCCTGTGAAGCATGGTCAATATCTAAATTGATCTGGAATAGCGGCTGAACAAACTGCTGTGTCTGATCGTCTACAGCGGTCATTCCTCCAGGGATAAGATTGATACCACCATTGTTCAGCAGCGAAGCCGGGCCTTTCATCGGTGGCTTAACTCCAAGTTCAATGGCTGTCAGCAAGTCTTTTTTCATCATTTGAAGAGACTTACTGTCACCTTCGGCGAACCACCCTGGTCCTTTGGCATACGGCTCAAGACCATTGACGAGATACCTTGCAACTGGTATAGCCCATTCTTCGAATCCACCTACATATAGAAATTCATTATCCTGTGACTTATCAAGCCAATAAACTGACCTATAAGGCATATTCAACCTATCCATATATCCTGGAAGCCGTTTGTCATTTGGTTCTACAAGCCAATTTACAGTATGTTTTTTATCAAGTCCGGTGCCATTGGCTACCTGCTGCTGCAGATGTTGCGGCAAACTTTCACTGCCGAAACAATCTACAATCTGTGATAATGTCATTTCATACTTGCGTGCGAATGTCTGTACTTTTCCAAACCCATCTACACCAAGCGCATAAGTCCCTATAGTCATAGGAACGCATCTAATGCCTGTATTTGGGTCATAAAAAATTGCCATTGGGCATTGTCCAAATGGCAATTCAAGATATACTGAATGTATGCTGTTATAAAAATTACTTTTTGAAAGCACCGCGGCTACAATTTCCTGCCTTATGTCCAGTACTCTTGTAGCTTCAATATCGCCACTCATAGCGCTATTGCTAAAGCCTAATTTGAACCACTGGCGACTAGGCGGAGTTAAACCACTCATTACGCCTGCAGCAAATATTTGTGCAGCCAGCCATGCAACCCCCTGGGCTATTTTCAAATCACGTCTGCGGGCAGGATTAGTTTTGTCAGCCGTATTATCAAATTCACCTATAAACGGCAGCTGATAATCTCTAATCTCTTTCCAACGGATTTCATAATCAAGCCGTTTTTCATAAAGATCTCGCATCTTTCTAACTAATTTTCTTTTTTCTGGCCAGTGGCTTTTTAAAGATGGTCCGTCTGACGGGTGCGTTTCCGCAGGCGCTCGTGCCGCAATTGTTTCAATTTCTTTCTGCTTTACTTTAGCTTTAGCCATTTTCAAACTCCTAACCTAAAGTTTTTCTTCCAGAACTGCTGCCTGCAATAGTATTACGATCAGTAGACACTTGAGTGGAAGCAAACCCGCGCCTTTTATTTTTCTTTGCCGGATCTGTTTCTGTTCCAGTCTCTGTACTGGTCACTGTCGTAGGAGCCGGAGGCGTTTCAACAACCTCAGGCATTCTAATACTGCCACCACCAAATACTTTCTTGAAAATTCCCATTGTTATCGCTCCTTAAAATATCGAATATTCTGTATTACACATCATCTTACGTCCATACCCAGGATCACCCGGTTTTAACCTTGGATAAACAGGCCTTGCAAAAGTCAGAGCAAGACCATCTGCAAGATCGGGGCTTTTACCAATCTTTTCCTTAATTTCTTCTTTAGGCTGTAAGATGATTTTGCCACGTTTACTAAACTTGTACTCTACGATACTAAGTTCGCTTTTTAATTCCGGCATATCAGGTATAGCGCCGCCAGACTTGAGCCATTCAAGCATCTTAAAATACATCTCAGCACGTATATTTTCAAAACGCTGTTCATGCAGTGCGTTGCCCTGAAAGTAGACTTCACTGATATTGTTGTACCCCAACTGCCTAATGCGATCTATAACTCCAGCACCCATGACTCCAGCGTCAATAAAAGTCATATCGGCCTTATATCTGATTATCGCATCAATAACTCTTGCCGCCATATCCATAGTGTCCAGACCTTTGTAAACTAAAGGCTCATCTACCCATAGTCCCTGTCTCTTAAAAATAGTAGATCTGTCATCACCATATCTGGCTATATCAACGCCAAGAATAACTGGAGCTCCCTGCACGTCTTTTTCTTGAAGCAATCTGTGTGCTGCCTCTGTAACTAAATCAATAGGGATGACGACATTACTAGCCGATGCAGTAAAATCACAATAAAGCTCCTGACGTATTTCTATATCCGTCATATCTTCCATCATCGACTTAAGCTCTGCTTCATCCAACACACCGCTTTCATCAGCTCTATAAAGGCAGGTAAACCATTCTTCGCTGCGTTGCGCTCTTTGGTATATCTCATAGAACTGATTCTGCCCTTTAGGTGTTCCGATAAAATAAGCGAAGCCCTTGCGGTCAGCTAACGCCGGCCGTATTACTTCGCCCCATAGTTCAGGCTTTATTTGAGCATATTCGTCAAGCACAACGCCGTCCCAGTAAGTACCGCGCAACGCATCAGGCTTATCCGCGCCTATAATATATATCCTTGCCCCAACAGCATTTTTATGCTTTGACGGCAGTTCTATAAACAGATCGCTTTCATTTACCTTTCTACCGGGAATCGCGCTTGTGTAATACTTCAAATAGTTCCATGCAATCATCTTAGCCTGATTCCTAAACGGCGCTACATATGCGAACTGAGGGCTTATAAGCGTATTTTTGATAGCACTCTTAGTCAGCTCATTTATCATTCCTACAGTCTTACCATAACGTCTGTGGGCTACTATAACGGCGAAACGATATTTATCAAGGGCAGGATGAATTATGTCTTTCCAAAGAGGTCTTGGTTTGTATGGTATAGTTATTACTTTCAACCATCATCACCAGCCCAACGAAAAGTAATTGGTTCACCATCTTTACCACTAACCTCGCGCTTCTCTACAAATGCTGCTATCGATTTACCATATAGCTCAGATGCTTTAAGCCTATTATTCATGCGCTCTTCTTTATCGTCTATAACTTCTAACCAGAACTTTCTTAATTTGCTAAGTTCATCTATGATATTCTTCTGTTCATCTGCAATTTTTTCTTCAGTAACCGTTTGAAGTTCCGTTACCCTGTCAACAATGTGCTGCTTTGTTAACAGTCTTGACGCAGCCTGCCTTGCGCTTTTTGCTGAATACCCTGCATCAATGGCTGCCTGTTCCTGTGTTTTACCACCTACAGCCATAAGCCTACAAAACTTCTCCTGTCTTGGATCTTTTAGCGCAGCCATCTGTTATCACCACCTTTGTAAATAAAAAAGCACCTAACCGAAGTTAAGTGCCTTTATATTAAGTTATATGCTAAATTCTGATATATATTACCGTGTTTTATCGGCTTTTTAAGACTAAATTATTTGTGTAAGTTAAGTGGCTATTATTAAGTTATCGATACCACTGAAGTTTGATTTGCATCTTCTATAAAGCGATCCGCGCTCTCTTCCTTTTCTAATTCTACCCACTCGGCAACGGCAAAATCACCATCGCCAGGTACTACTATCAGTGCATCTTGAGGCATTTCCTTGAGCTTTTCTATTAGTTCTTTTACTAACATTTAATCACACTCCAATAAATAAGCCGCTGTATTACCCCAACGGCAGGGCTGGCAGTTGCCGGATTACCCAAACAACACACGCACCTTTAAGCGTGGATAGGTGTTCCCCATCTATGCCGTACCCGTGGCAGGGCTCGAACCTGCGACCACTGATTAAAAGTCAATCGCTCTTGCCATCTGAGCTACACGGGCAGTGTCCAAGTGCTAAACTTGAACATTTCACCTTTGCATGTTATCCCGTTACTAGGCTTCCATGCGATGTTTTGACACTACCAATGCGACTGCTGCTAGCCGCACGGTAGGGGCTATGGGTAGTTATCCGCATCATTCATACGATAAATTGCAGCTATCATATGCCATCATACGGCGAACACCATAGCCAAATATATGCACATACGGTTTATCACTTGCTCGGATAGTGAGCGGATTACTGCGTATGGCTTTATTGTAAGCCCACTTACTTACAATACTATTTTAACTCATTAAAACAGGTAATATGTCGGAAACTTTTTTATTTTATCAAACCTTTTTTCAATGCCAAACCAACAGCATCTCGGAGAAACTCCTTACGAAATTCATAACAGGTATCTCTATTTACGCCGGTTAATTCTGCAATTATTTTCATCGGCTTCCTTTTTTCATATTTTTGATACATAACTTTACCAGTAAGCTGATTCTCATGTATCTTATAGGTTTCTGCGACAACTTCAAGCCATAGCTCCGGGTTCATTATTATCGACTGATATGGTCCATATCCAAACGATATCATACGTACTGGCTCAATGTTTTTTAATGCTGCTGTTTCTGTTGGATTACTAATAAAAGCATGACCCCCACCGCCCGTATGCCCTTTCCTTGCAGTACGTTGCTCTTTTTCTTCATCAACAACTTTTTGTATTTGCTTACGATCCCAAAAGTACCGCTCTACATGCTTAATATACTGTTCTATTAGCATATCAGTCTCCTTCTAGCTTTTCTTTTTTAATCGCCTAAATAATGCTCCAAAAGGATTTATGCTGTCTTCTACGAGTTGGTTCAAAATAGCCTCCTTAAACTCTTCGTGTTTATGTTCTTGTTCGCCCTCAACAACCCAATATTCTTGCACCCATTCTCTCGTACCGTCTGCACTTTCAAGCAAATATAAGATACCTTTAGAATCTAGTTTGACACCAAGTACTTTACATTCTCCCTTAGGCACATGCACATTATCCCCTATATTAAACTTGCTCTCTATTGTTAATAACATTTGTATCGCCCTTCTTATCTGATAGATTTATTGTAAAAATACTAAACCTTCTTAAAACTAATATAAACAAAAACGTTAATATCCAATGTTCATATACAAATTCAAATATCCATTTTATTAGATCAGGATAATTCATGTCTTCACTCCTTAATCATCACATATAGCTTGACCGCAGTATTTGCAGTAGTGAGCATCATCATCTACCTCACGTCCGCATACAGGACATGCCCAGCCTTTAGGTATTTGTTGTGGGAAAGGACAGTTTGGTATAAAATGCTCTTCGACTACCAAATTTACTTCTTGTGGTAGTTGCTTTTGAGCAGCTGTCAATAAAGTTATATAAGCCTCTCTTTTCTTATTCACAGGCATTTTCCAAACGATTGGTTTTAATAAAGCTATTGCTCTTTCTATCTTTAGTATGTTCATTCGGTTTCACCGTCCATAATAGCCCCGCAATTCCAGCAATATTTCTGCTCTTCCTCGGGTATAAAGTCAAAGTGGCTATCGGTTGCAGCAGATTCACCACATACGGTACAGCAGCCATTTTTCCAACATCCTTGCTCACGTTCCTCTACTGCAGGAAAGGTTATTACAACACCAACGACTTTCATTAAACCTGTTTTCTGTCCTAGAAAATATTCATCATTGCCTGGATATATTTCATTTCCCATTCTCTCTAAATATTCCACTAAAGCATCTTTATCTATCAATTCCATATTATTCACCGCTCCTTTAGTAGCTCAAATCATCATAGATATTGCCGATAACTTTTGCATAAGGTTTCCCACCATGGTTTAAATAATAAATGTCACCATAATATTTAACTGGTTTTTCAATTTCCGCTAAGTAGAAAGCTCCCTTTGCATAAGCTACCTGCATACATGGTGGTATCCAATCGTCCATACAGACGATATCGCCTTCAAATATCTTGTTGCCGTTCTTATCACCAAACCCAGTACACTGACCAACAGTTTCAGGGTCAACTTCATGCATAACCGCTTCTGAAAAATCACCAAACTGATAATTTGAATAACTAATAATAAACGCTTTTTCTTTTAAAGGGTCGTCCTGTTGTTGTACAAGTGCCCCATATACCCAACTTTTAGTGATACTGTCTTTACCTCTAAATAATATTTCACGCATTTTTCTTCACCTTCTTGTGCCAAAATATCCAAAAACAGCTATAAAAACTACGGTCAATATAGCCATTAATACCATTGATAAATTCGGTCCTATTTCATACATTTTTTCACGCTCCTATTTAGATATTGTACTCATTACAATGCAAGCTATCATCCAAAGCACCGTAACACTTATAAACAATTGATTCATTTTTCTTCGCCGTCCCGTCTGTTCCATACTGCTACAGCTTCTTCTTCTGTTGGCTGAAATCTCCCAACAGTTGCGTCACATTCTAGATTTGTACAGATCACATAATAATAAGGATTAATTGGCGTTCTTTCCATCTTAGCTTTGCTACCGCAGAACGGACAAGGTTTTAATTTAGTCATATTTCTTCACCTTTCTCAATTTCTTACAATGCAAATTTCATTCTTATATTTGTTAAAAATTACGTCATTCGCCCGAAAAATCAACAAGTCTCCTGAAAATCTTCCCAAACAAGAGATAATTGCGTCGTCCGGGTATTTTTCTATCAGCTCTATCAATTCTTTCTTTGTCATTTTTCTTCATGCTCCTTTATTTCAATTAATGGACAATCTATCAGCCTAATGTTTGGATCTTCAATTTCACAGACAAGAATACAGCAGCCTTTGCTCTTATCAACAGAAAATGGTAGATTCCTATAAAAGCCAACTGGATATGTCAATGGGCATTCACCGCAGTTTGCAGGCATATCCATTCCTTTAATTGCTATCATGATCTTCATCCCTCTCATAGCCTTGGCAATAAGTTTGTCCATTCATTAATACAAAGCGACAGCAATTACAGCCATAACTATCTTTATAAGTGCATTCACCATTACTATAATGCTTGCAATTAACCCACGGACAATATAGTACTCTCTGCCCTGAATATTCATCTCTAACGTGTATCTGTACTACTACGTTAGCCAATTTAATTGTTTTCATGTATTTCTAGCTCCGTTCTGTCAGCCCAAGTAATCCTACGCGATTTAAACTTAGTTGGCATAGATATAACAGTAAGCTGAATACAGTTACTACATTCTGGGTTTTCGCTCAACTCACTGGCCTTTCTATTATTAATGCACAAATAACAATAGTCTAAGTATTTCATTTTTTACTCCTACATTCTTACCCAACGGTTTTTGTTCTTAGATATAAATTCAGAAGGTCTACCAAAACTGTATTTCTCATTAGGCTTACAGTTACCACAAATAAAACTTCCTAGGCATTTGCACTCATGGCACCATCCTACGTACTTGATTTCAAGATTTTTCATAATTTACACCGTCTTTCTACATTCGTCACACAAATAGTCAAACTTTCCCAAAGTACCTTCCGTATACTCACTATCAACGTCGATACGCCTTCCGCACTTGCAGCACTCACAAAACCACCCGTTTTCAAAGTAGACCTTTAACGGAAGATTATTGATACTGCCGTATTCGTCCGCCCACGGTAATCGGCTAACGTTGGCATCTAAAAAATCAATATCCAATTCGCTAGCCCCTTCTCGTTTTGCTTGACCTCTTGTTTTCCGTATACAATAACGGCGTATTCATCACTGTCACGCTCCTTACAGCAATACGCTTTCATCTACTCCACCGCCTTAGTCGCAGACATATTTTTTATTAACATACGCTTTGATATCTGCAGGATCAAATGCTCTGTCACATTTTGGGCAGCAGGGCAACATAGCATTATTACCCCGACCCATATTCTTTTCCATTTCTTTAAGTGCTACTCTGTATGGTTTATAGCTGTGGGCTATTTTCCAAAACCGTCTAGCACTTTCCATGTATCTACCCCATTCACGGTTTTGCCGTTTTTCAAAAATTGCGACCATGAGCATTGCTGCAAACGGATCTATAACTGCACCGCATCGGTCACAAAATATGAGATGACTTTCTTCATCTATGCAAAGTTGTGGTTTGACATAATCAACACCATATTTATTATTTTCATAACATTTGCAGGCCGAAAAAAACTTCTTTTTTGATACCATGCCTACAAGACTTCTAATTTTCTCCACTACTCCACCACCTTAAACTTCTCTAAAATCAATATCAGGGTAACGATATAGCAGCATCTTCTTTTTGATCAGATACACCTGCGTCCGCATCCCTTTCGTGTCGACGTAATATATATGCCCATTAGCTTCTGTTACCTTGAAATCAGCTCGATAAATAATCGGCCTTATCTTTTTACCTGCAACCTCATAACCAGGCTGTAAAACAAATTCAGGCTGTAATTCAATGCTTTTTACTGCACCGGTACGCTGCTGCCAAAGTAAGTCCTCATAGTATTTTGCTTCTTTCCTACTATCAAAGCGAATCCCGTCAACCTCAGTTATTGCATTACCATATTTCAGCACAGGTACAGCCCCAGGTAAATTCGCCGGCGCCGTTACGCTATCAGAACGAATTTTACTTACAAGGTGTGCCGGCAGTTCATTCCACGTCGTCATTTATTACTACCGCCGATAACATAATTTCTAGAGCTTTCTTCTCTCGCCTTAACCGGGCATTTTTACCGCCGAGCTGACTATTTTTCCGACGCAGATGTTTGAGTTCCGTCAGTATCTGCATAAGTACTGGTTTCAATACCGGTACATACTGATCGCCTGGTTCTTTTTCGATTAACGCCATCATAATTTTTATATTTATTGGTTTCACTATTTCCAACTCCTTATATTTAAAAGGCCGCCCCCTACGGGCTAATCACCTCCGCAGGGGTATACTTCCCTTTATGCTTGTATATAGTTAGTATGCGCGGCCGTTTTAACTTATCTCCAGATCTGCCACTCTACAAAAACCTCAGCTAAAGCACAACCGAGCTGCCATAGGAAACCTGCAGCAAAGATAAATAATAATGTGTATACTGTTTCACGCTTAGTCATTGTGCTTCAGTCCCTTCATAACTTATACTAATATCTTCCAAAAGTCTCAAATTCTTGAAGTTTTTAATTATCTCCCGCGCCTTCACGGCCCGCAGATCGTCGGACCACATCAAGCAGCTCGGGCAAATATGCACCTCAAAATATCGGCCTCTGGTTACGTGACTACCCGCCGTTGTATCCTTATGGCATATATCGCAATTCATGATCTCACCTCAAAATGGTTCTGACTTATTAGTGTTCAGCTTGTCAATATCTTCTGGCGTAAAGTAGTACCCTCTTGCAAGATTTTTATTTATGACTTCTCGCTTAGCTTTGGCATAAGCCAAAAACGCCAAAGCATGATTCTTCCGCAGCTGGTAAACAAACGTGTTACAGCAAGCCTTAACGTCGATAATCTCCATCATCAACGCCAGCAGCTTATCTTCTGTCGGCACTTTTTTAAACTCTATGTAAGCAACTTCTACCTCAGCCAATTCTTCTTTGATTTTTGCAATCTGTTCTTCCGGTGTTGCGTCCCTGAATTTATAACATGGTGTTGTTGCTTTAATTTTCATAGTTACCATTGCTCCTTATTCCTCATTCGATAATTACGATCAACTTCACGTCCAAGCGTTACACAAAACTCCTGCGTCTTTTCAAAGATTCTACTTCCAACAGCATCATCAAAATTTCTGACTTCCCCCAAATACCATTCGCTGCTGATTATAGTCAGTAATTCAGGATTGTTATAACGTGCATTTAACAACTTAAACGCTAGATTTATATCAGCCGTTGTCGGTTTTTCTCCTTGTTTGACTTTTAAAAAGTCGTCGATATATAAAACTTTTACAGACATCAATGGTTTCATGATATCCCGATAAGCATTGACATCATTCACAGCGGCCTTTAAACTTGTCCCTTCATCCGTCCACAGCATATAGTGACCTTCGTTGCCACGGCGCACCAGTTCGCCGAATATCGCGCTGCAAATATGCGTCTTGCCCGCTCCTACCTGCCCACCAACATAAAACCAGCCTTTAGGGTCAGCAACATATCGCTTTGCTTTATCGGCAATCGCCTGCTGCCAATCATTCGTGACTTTAAAATTTTCAAAGCTATAAGCCCTATTTATACCGGTTTCAGCTACTTGCCTCATTGTCCGGCGTATCTTCATGCACTCGCACTCCCTGACGCACATATTGCTGTTAGAACTCAATTCCGCTAAATAACCCCGATTTTGGCAAATCTTACAGTCATAGCCTTCGAGTTCTCCAATGTGAGAATTAAAGCTCTCAACTCTAGCCTGTTCCATTTCCTCATAGGACAGTGCCGAGTAGCTCTGTACTACCGGTGTTATATTGTGTCTCTGCATTATCCGGCTTGCTATTACTCTTAGGCTTTCCATCACTATCACTACTCCCATTTGCTATGTTTCGTGCCACCGACTGGATATAAGCAAAAGTCCTTTTTCCTCTTTCCAGCGATCGTTCTATCGCCATTTTGAGCACAGGGAAACCAACCTCCAACGCCAATTCAGATATCTTCTCTGCTAAGATAGGCGTTAAAGGCCCCACATTTGTCTCCCATAGGCGATATGATTGCCTGAATAAATCTTCACGCGCAGGCAAATCATTTTCTTGTTTCGTTTTGTTTTGTTTATTATTAATAATATTATTTATATATACTTTCTTCTCCGCGCGAGATTGTGTTACAGGTTGTGTATCAGTTTGTGTTACAAGTTGTGTTACAGGTTGTGTATCAGTTTGTGTTCGGTATACGATACACAAATCAAATATCTGATAAAAACCTGATCGACTACCTTTGCCGCCCTGGTATGAAATCAGCCCCATCTGAATTAGAGTATTCCTATGCCTACTTAATTCAGTCCGAGAAATTCCACACACCGATTGCAGCATCGTGCTGGACACGGTAAACTCTTTTTGCCAGCCGCCTAAATTGTTGAAGTGCAATAATGCCATATACAAATCAGCAGCTCGGCTATTAAGTTGGTTGAGTAACCGCCAGCTCCAAAACGCATTCATCTGTGCAACGTAGTTCATAATAATCCTTTCAATCGTCTAAATAATTTCTTCCGATAATCTTCATAAATTCTTCTCTGGTGTTGTTTTTTTCAAAAGCCTTTTGACAGGAGCTTTTTAACAAATCTCCAAGTACTCCGCCATTATGTACTGAGTTATGACACCTCCAACACAACCAGCAGGTAAAGCCATTTTTGTCGCTTATTTTCCTTTTGCTTGTGCCATAGTATATATGGTGCAGATGCAGCCCTGTTTCGATTCCGCAGTTATAACAGTATTTTCTACTCTGCATGATACTCTTAGCCATTTTACTTACCCCATTCTTCAAGCATAAGTGCCCTGTCAGCATCAGAAATAAGGTTTATACCAATTTCCTTTGCGTCATTAATCGTTCCATCTAATAACCGGCTAAATTCAAGCGTATTATAAGTACTACTGCCAAAATAACACTGCAGCTGTTTACCAGTCTGTCCATTAACAGTAACTTCTCCAAGCTCCTTAACAGTACGCCATTGAGCTTTAAATCGTTCCGCTGCATTCGGTTTTGCAATGATATGCGTAAATACTCCATATCGCCCCAACATTTCAAGATATAGCTCATCTTTATTTGTCCGTAATTTAGCCGCCATTTCTCCAAGTAAAAACCATAATGCCGCATTTGCATCAAGGCTACGCTGCTTCCTAGCGATTTTTAATTCAAGCTGCAAGGGTTTGCCCTCGTCAGCCTTTTTCTTAAGTTCTGCGACCTCTTCTGCCTCTGACGATGACAGAGGAATCACAACACTTGTCCCCTGCCATGTCTGAATCAGCTGAAGGTCTTTCACCGTGATCTTCATTTTGCGCCCACTTACTTTGCGTTAATCTTCATCTTCGGCATTTTCGCCATATTCTTTTTTTAATTCCTCGAAATATTGATTTTTAAATTTTTCCAGCTGGCGCTTTGCCTCGTACGTTTCCGAGTTCGCCCTGTCGATATCATATTTTTTTGTAGCCACTTCCTGCACCAGTTTTCGGTATTCGCTCAATGTAATTGTTACAGTGATTTCATTTTCAGCAATATAGTTATCAGTACTGTCATGATAACTTTCAACTTTTTTCCCATATACTTGTTCCATTTTTAATTCCTCTTTTCAAAATTTATTTAACTAGTTTCCTGTGGCTTTCACTCTATCGCTCCTGTAGCTATCTCGATTGCATCAAGACAAGCCTGTGCGCAGGAGTGAGCCTTCTCAAACTGCGGCTTAGATAAAATAACTTTCAAAGCTTCAACACTCAATTCTTCAACATTCTGCCAGCCATGATTCCCTTGCACAAAGCATTTGTTATCTTCAAATTTCACATATTCAATAGATTTTGCCGCAGGTTCAGCTACTGGTACAACCACTGGATCAGGTTCAGACATTTCTGCCCCACCATCAATCCATTGGCGGATGGCTTCACCTGTTTCGGATGTGATTGCTCCAACAGTATTATCAAAAAGGCGTGTACGATCTTTGCTTGCCGTAGCCTCATGTTTTTCGCGATCAATATCAAACATGATGGTAAATTCGTATTCAAGACCCTCACGCTGCACCGGAGCCATGCCAACTTTTTTAATTTTCTTATCTTCGGTTTGAATGTAGTCTTGTTTTGACCGCATTGTCGCAATAACATGTATTTTACTTTGTAAAATGGTCTGCACTAATTTATCATGCATTGGCGTGATATCTTTCCATGCCGCCCAAGAATTACCCTTATATTTCGTTCTAGCAAGCTGTTCTTGTTGCTCTAATAGCCCGCCTGCTCCATTCCATACATGTGACAAACTATCAATGATCAACACATCATAACCAGCCCTTTCAGCTTCTTTTATGGCATTGATGTAATTCGTAGTAGTAAAAGGTGGGACAATTTGCGCAACGTCATATTCACACAGATCAGAATAGAGTTCGCCGCTGCCATTCTCCGTATCGATCATAGCTATCTTTTTACCTAACCCTTGTGCCATCAATAATGCGGAATAGGTTTTCCCACTTCCAGATACGCCACACAAAGCAATTTTTACATAGCTTCTTTTTCGTTCTGCCTTTTTAAACATTACTTATTCCTCCCTTTACACCGATCTGCACGTCTAAGCAGTTTTACTGCCTGCTTTGCGGTTACTTTAGGTTCACCGTATGCTTGCTGAAGCGCACGAAATGCCGCTAACTTTTCTTTCTCATTCATCTCTACGTCCTCCTAAAACTCTCTAAATGTTTGACCGCCACATCTACAGCGTGTATCCTCTATTGGCACTCTACATCCACAATGCGCACATATAACGACCGGATACGGAGATGAACGGACTGGAAATTTAACTGGTTCCAAAAACGTCTTTTTTATTATTTCTACCGCAGCATTCAATCGATCAATTTTTGTTTGAGTACCATTGAAGATTACACTACTCTCAAACTCCTGCTGCAACTTATCCATTTACAAATCACCTTCGCTCTGATAAAATGAAGGTGGACGCTAAACCTAGTAAAATTTACATGTCCACCTTGAGCTATCAACGTTGCACCGTTGGTAGCTCTTTTTCTTTTGTTTTCTCATAATCACTCCTCCTAAACTAAATCAGATACTTCACAGTTCATTGCTGCTGCAATTTTCCTGAGCGTGGATAATGTCACATCTTTACCATTTTCAATATCAATTAGATTTTTATACCAAACACCACTGGCGTTAGCTACTTGACTTCTTGACAAGCCTTTCTGTTCACGAATTTGTTTAATTTTGTTCATCTTGAATACTCTCCTTGCTGTGGTACAATTACTATATATGGAGGTAATATTATGAAAATGATTGCTGTAGATTCATCAAACGTTGAATGTATTGGTTATGAGAATGGAGTAATTGAGGTTCATTTTCACAACGGATATGCTTATCGCTATCCAAACTGTACCGAAGATTTGTTCAACAAGTTTCTTGCTTCCCCATCTAAAGGGCAGTTTGTCCACAATGTTTTAAAAGGACGCGGTGAAACTCGCATTCGTTAATCCCACTCATCATCAAAAGGAACTTGAATATCTGTGCTCAAAATCTCAACACTTGCGCCTGTGACTATTGCCGTAGTCATGGGCGTATGGTGTTTTCTGATGTATTCTACTAATGGTCTTGCAGCTTCTTCTAATGTTTTAGCTTCTTGCTTGATGTTTTCGTTCATGTTTTTTCTCCTATCTTCGCTCATCTCAACACCCCTACTGTAACTACAGCAGCCATAATAGCTACGTATGTTCCAATAAATATTGCAGTAGTTGCTACGGTAAAATCTCTAATCATAAGCCTGCCACCTGCCCCATAGCGTAACCAATGTCATATATCAGCTTAACTACTATTGCTATAGACAAAGCTGTTAATGCCCATACACATGGCTGCTCCTTAATACTCTCTTTCGCTACTACTGCTGTTCCTACTACTTTGACTAGTGTTCTCATAATCAAACCTCCTATAAAGCCTTTAGAGCTGCTTCAAAATCAAATTTTTTTCTTCGCTGATTAGTTCGCTTTATACCATTAGGGCGGTATTCCATATTTTCATGCATGACCTTTGATAAAGCTTCATCAACTAGCGGAGGATCTAGTCTGTATGTCCTGCCTATCCTAAGATGTGGGACTATTCCTTTACGGCAATAACCTCTAACTGTAACAACTGGCAATCCTCTGCTTTGCGCGTATTCAGAACATGTCACTAGTTCCATCTTCCTGCTTCTCCTTTCTTTCAGTTTCATCAATGTTTTCGCCATCTTTAACATACTTATCTTCAAATTCTTCAGGACTTAATTTTTCTACCACTTCGACAAATTTTGCCAAAGCTTCTTCTTTCTTGCTCATGGTATATCCCTCTTTCAAAGTTGATATACCAGCCAAAGCGTGTTATAATGTTCTCGTCAGCTTCGGCTGGCGGCAAGAAACACTCGCTAAACTTTTCCAGAGAGCAGCGGGTGTTTCTTTTTATGTTGTAAAAGAACCTGCTCCTTCTTATAATGATTGTAGGAAGGAAGGTAATATCATTTATTCCAAGTTATAATTAAGTAATAATTTACAGAGGTGATATGATGTCTAAAATAACACTAATTTTTTTAACAGCACTTTTTACAACCTGTTCCAGTCTCGGTGTCGCATACTTCGTTCAATGGCTCAAAGCCAGAAGTCATAACAAGCATCAGCACGAAATCCGACAAGCCTACAAAGTTTTATTTGAAACTATTTTGTATTCTTATTCCGAATGCCTAAAGAACGGAAATCCTCATCTTTGGGAGAATTCTCTTTGGACGAACCATCAAGCAGAATTTGCTGAATTTTTTCCACACGATACAACACAATTCGCGAAGATCTTGCTTCGTGTTCAATATCCCGTAGCTTCGACATTATTACCTGGCTGTCCTGATCATTTTGACGTGATTCAAGAAATCGACGATATTCTCCAACACATGCAACTGCAACAAAAGTAAGCAGTCCCATCAGCCAACAGGCACAAAATCCTAACATATAAAGGAATTCTTCCATTGTTACGCTCCTTTTGTTTTTCGCTTATATTTTTCTCAAACCGTTTTTGTTTCTTTTAAGAAACTTTTGGGGTAAAAAAAATAGCCATTACTTTCTCATCCGAAAGATGTAACACTTTAATTATTTCGTTCATTTCCGATCTACTAAATTCGGTAATGCCTCTAATCTTCTTTGACCAAGTACCTTTCGGCATTTGAATTTTCAACAAAAAATCTTTCATTTTTAATCCATTCAATTTGATTTCTGCCATAAGCATATTTGAATTCATTTTACTCCCTCCTTTCGTTTCCTTTAAGCAACTTAATTTTACTTCAATACCTTTCACATGTCAATACCTTTTGGAAACTTTTTTCTCTTTTAATGCTCGATTAGTTGCCAAAACGAAACCTTGATGTTATAATAATTTTACAGGAGGATATTATT